CACAGTTTAGGACTATAACTTTCTCTACACTGCGAGCTGACGAAGTCTACGAGCTATAGAGCGCAGCGAGATACTCAATATAAATACTATGTGATGCAATGGTTTATTCAAGTATACCGTGGAGAGCGTGATCCGTTTAACTATCCTTACTTGGGCAAGGTTCAATGGTTTCGCACAGAGTTGATATATCATGGATTTAGGTTGGTAGAACATCCAGACTATCCAGGAAACTATAGAGCTAGGTTTATAGCATTACATCCCAAGAGTAGTAAGATAACTTATATAGCAATAAAGTACAACAGCATAGACTTTGAGTATAAATACCTTTAGCACACAGTATATGAGACGATGGACAGTATAGTCAATTGGCACAGTGTTATAAACGCTGTGTAATATAAAAAAGAGCATTGAATACTCCTTGCTGTGTGCAAACAATCCTACAAAATCATCAATCGCTTCATACGGCCCCATACGGCGTGTCGTTAGCTACCGTACGACACGGTGTGACAAGTTTTCTTTCGTTACGGTGGGTATACTAGCTGTGTACTATGTGTGGAATTTTTTGCGCACTACCGCTTTGCGGCTTTGGCGGCGCTGACCCTGCGGGCTTGTCGGGCTTACTTGACTAGTACAACTTTGCTGAGATATGTTTCAGCAAGTATTTTGCGAGCAGCGGCACCTTGCACCAAATCCCATACATCAGGCAACAAGTCAAGGTGCACCTTGGTGCTTCGATCTATGCGCAATCCTGCCATGGCTGCTTGTACTGCTGTTTCGTTGAGTACTGCTGTCAACTCTGCGGCGGTGCTGCTGGCCAGTATCAGTTGCCACAGCGTTCGGCTTCCTCTTTTGTTTTGTTGTGCAAACTGTATGAATCCTATAGTAGTACCAGCAGGTGCAACCACAGTGGTTGGAGCAGTGGGTTTTGCAGGGTTGGGTTTCACTGGCACGGGTCGCACAGTCACTGGAGTTGCTGCGGGTCGATTGGGAATACCTACGATGGTTCTTACTTGTGCATCTGTGAAGTTTCGTATGTCCAACAAGTTCCAGTAAGGTCTAGTTCGTTCTATTGCATCGAGGCTACGCTGGAAACCACTGTTGAGTCCCAACAGTCTACGTTTGTGTTTTTTCATCCAAGCGTCTACATCTCGCAAATATCCTTTTTGCCACACATCCGCCAGTTGATGTACCCAATCGTATCTCCAAGCATCTGCTTGTATGGCCCTAACGTACATTGCGGCTTGTAGGAAAATATCCTCTTCTGTGTTGTTTAAAAATTTCCATGAAGTGTAATAAGCCTTCATTTGAGGACTGAGCTCTATGATATCGCCTGCAGTGGAATCACGTGAGTCGCTTCTGCTGCCTCTTGCTGGATACATTGCAGCAGCATCTTTTGCATCAAAGTGTTCGCGGAAAAAAGTTTTTACAGCGTCATTAACACCCTTGTACAAATCTCTCCAATAAGCTGCACCTTTGTTGCCCAACACACTATTGTTGACCCATTCTGCTTTTTCGTGGGTTTCAATGTTTTTGAACTGTACAGCATAGATCATAGCATGTTCAGGCATTGTTAATATACGTTGGCCTTCATAGAACCCTTTTGTTGCAGTAATCCAGTATTTTTCTCTATCTATGTTTCTACCCCAGCCGTCTTTCCACTGCCCTGTGGTTAACTCTGATGGTAGCAGGCTGTTGAATCTTGGATCTATACTCATAATTTGGAATGCTCTGTGACGTAGTTCGTGTGCTGTGGTACTAGTTCCTGGAAGACGATCAGTGGGCTTGAATACATAATCCCATTTGATTATCACAGTGTCGTCGGCGCTGTCGTATTGCCCGCCAAATCCTGCCTGAGTCGGCGTTGAGGTACCTAAACGTTGGAGCACACTGTCACTCACGCTGCCCATGTATCCCAATCTCACTACTGCATCTATACCTTCTAAATCACTAGGTGCTTGACTTGGGTTAGTGGTATTGATCAACAACTCCATATTGTTGTAAAAATTGTTCATGTTTACACTTGCATCAAATCTTCCAACTGCATCTTCTTTTTCAAATATTTTAAAATCACGGTATCTCATGCTGTATTTAGTATTGTATAAATAATCACATGAAGATATTATATATAGCAGTTGTTGCATCATGCCTGGGTGCATGTACTATAGCACAAGAAGACAACAGTGTGGTCACAGCACAACCTTACATAGGCTTACAAGAAAGAACACATCGTACAGAACTACGTGAACTATTGGATGTAGATCCTGTGCGTACAGAATGGTGTGCAGCATTTGTCAACAGTGTATTGGAAATAGACGGCATACCTAACCTAAACGATCAAAGCAAGTATCCTCCGCTGATGGCTAGAAGTTTTTTGCATTGGGGGGAACGTGTAGCTCGTGAGGATATACAACGTGGTGATGTTGTGATATTTCCAAGAGGCAATGCAGGATGGAAAGGACACGTAGGATTCTATGTTGACAGTCAGATGCACAACGGTCGAGAGTATTGGATCATACTAGGTGGCAATCAAAGCAACGAAGTGAGATATGACTTTTATTCGCCCAATCGTGCTATTGACGTTAGACGCTGGTAATCCCTTCAACATCAACAGGCGAACCTGTGGCTTGCCATTGTTGAATTTGTTGATGTATATACTTGTGGTTGTGTGGGTGAAAATGGTTGACTCTGGCGTCAAGTCCTTGACCGTTGTAGCTGGGATCATCCAGTTTGCTCAACTGCATCAATCCTACACTAGGTACAGTGATGTTGGATACACACAGTTGTAGTGTGTCTTTGAGCAGTGTTAGTGCTGGCCAATACAACACTTGTCTAAAATGATGTGCTAGTACACTGATTGCACCCAAGTACATAATCTGTCTATTCTGCTGCCAACTGTCTGTCATGTACCAGTCTACTGCGTTTCTAGCAAACTGTTGACTCTTGTGTCTTATCTCACCACTGGCTATTCTACTGAGATGCACTTGCTCGCTGGGCTGTTTGTAGCAGTTGAGATCCAAACGTTCTATACTACTGCTAACAAATATTAGATCAGTGTGTTTGGTGTTGTTGTGCAGTATGTAGTTGGTTAGTTGGTTGAGACTCCAATCAGGTCCAGTTCCACTAGCAGCTAGGTTATCCACAGTGTTGTGTTGTTTCAATAGTTGTGGCCAAGCAGTATCCCAACTGATCTTTCCATCGTCTGTGGGCCACAATGGATCTACAAAGCTGTCTCCAAATACTGCAACCTTATTCATTGCCTAGTTGACCTAAGAAACTTCTTAGTGCTGTACTGTCTGCTTCTGCACGTATCTTTCCAACATTGCTGCCTTTGTTGGGCTCGTCTGATTCAGTGTTGTTGCTGTTGTTGCGTTGTATTTGACTGAGTACATTGTTGCCACTGGTTTGTGAATTTGCACCGCTATAGTCGTCTTCACCATCTTCACCTAAGTCTTCAATGCGTAGTGTGTCCAAGTTAAAGCCTAGATCAATCTTTTGTCCTACGCCACTACTGTTACGTGTCTTCATCAACTGTAGTTGATAGCGTCCACGTTCACGCATAGCTCTACTTGTAAAGATACCAAACACATTGTCTGCTGTTTGAATCTTACTAAGTCCACCACTGATGTGCGAGTGATCAAATTCAATCTCTTCCACAGCACCACGATTCAACTGTGCCGCTGTAACAAACACTGTGTTCAATTCCATTGCTAGGTTACGTAGCTCTTCACTTACGTACTTGTCTTTGATAAACAAGTTCTCTGCACTAACCTTTGTACCGGCTGGCATCAACAAGTCCAAGTAGTCAATCAGTAGTACGTCTACCTTCTTGCCTGTTTTAATCTCATACTCTTTGATGTAACTGCGTACATCATTTGCTGTCTTGCCCGATGGCATATACTTGACTTGGAATGCACCTGACTTCTTGCCAATAATCTTAACCTTCATCTCAACATCGTCAATGCTCTTAAACACATCACGACTTGGAATGCCTGTGGTCATACTATCAAGTCTCATACTAACTAG